CAAAGCCCCGCTTTCGTCGGCAATATAGTCTTTTGCGAATTGTTTTGATTTCTGCATGGCTGGTTTAATTTTTTCACCAAATATCGCTTGAGCTTTAGCAACTGGCATTTGCATGACTTCACTAAGGAACTTTTTTTGTTCTGACTTAGGCAATTTGGCAACCATTTGATTAGTTACCTTACCGCCCTGCTCGATGACTTTCAAGAGTTCTTCAGCTTTACCAAACGTTATAAGTTTGTGCGTGGTGCGTGCCGCTGTGCCAGCAATGGGAACAAGGGCAGCAGGAGCAAGTGCTCCGCTTGCTGTACCCGCCACAGCCGAACCAATTACAGCCCCGACTGTGTTGCCCGGCGCTCTTCCTGATCCAATATCAAAACCAAATTTGCCAAGAGCTTTTAAGACCCCCTCGCCTGTGGTTTGCGTGGAAGCTGCTTTAAGAGCTTCTTTTTCTGCATCGGACCAACCAAGCGTGTTTTTTGGATTAAGCCTAAATTTTTCCAAGTCACGTTTGAATTTATTAGCATCATTGCCAGCGTTGTTTACAAACGAAGCAATTTTTTCAAATCTTTTTGATTTTGCCCAGAGACTCCTAGCATTTACCAAGGATTCGACAGCTTCCGTTGTCCCGTTTATCAATTTGTCTGGGGTTAAGTTATCTACGAAATCGTCAATAACGTCTATAGCACGCCCAGCGGCCTCGGCTTCCTGTGCTTTGTTGGGGTTCGTAATATCTTTTGAAATATTACCTAGAATTTGCCTATGGCGGTCTAGCGTCATTAAGCCAGTGTTGCCTGACAAAACGTCATCTTCTAAATCTTTGATTGATCGTAATGTATGAGAATAAAGACGCTGTGATGCAATATCTTTAGTTTTAATAATTCCAGATAAATCATCAATCAATGTCTTAGCGGCCTCTGGCTTTGCTAAAACTCCCGCTTGCTCCGTTGCTTTATATAACTTGGAACTAGCATCTTTTATGCCTTGGAAGGCATCTTCCAGAGCAACCTCGCCCCTAGCTGTAATTCCTTTGTATGCGTTCGAAACACCTTTCAGACTAGACCCAACTAAAGCCCCAGCAACAGGAAAGGCAGCACCAAGATAAGCACCAGTGCGAGCACCTTCTCCCAAAGCTTCCATTCGGTTTCCGGCGTCCGCTTCCCCTGCTGCGTAAAGGCCGCCCACTGGAGCGGATACAGCCGCACCGCCGACCATTCGTGTTCCAAGATTTCCTGCCTCTGCGAGCATTCCTGAACCCTTAAATGGTGTAGCACTAACCATTTTTCCCGTGAAATTTCCAAGCTTTTGCAGCCCTTTCGCTGGTGTTGCAATGATTCCTGCGCCTTGAACAGGCTTGCTAAACGCAGCGGGAAGCGTTGAAACTATACCCGCAACATTCCCTGCCAAAGTAGCATTGGGATTCGCCTCTTGTGTGGCCTTTGTGTCCATTTGGGCTTGGTCGTATAACTGTCCCAAAGTTCTTTCGTCACCTGTAAACGGACTAGCAACTTTAGCTATACCAGCCCCAATTCCCGAAGTAATAACGTTCCCGAAAGGAATTTGTCCACCGGAAAAACCATAAGCAAAAGCGCGGGCGGGGCTGCCCGCTGTTCCTTGTTGTTGGTTGTTATCTAAACCAGCAAGCGCAGCATCCATTTCAGATATAAGGTCAGGCGAAAAACTAGGTTTAACACCTAACGCCGCGTCCATATTTGCAAAATCTTCTGGGCTTAAAGGCATTATTTCAATCCCTTTGCTTTCATATATTCGTTAATTTGCTCGTTCGAATATCCGAGTTTTTTTAACTTAAATTCCGCCTCAATGGGTTGATTAACATTTTGTCCACCTGCTTCTAAAGTAGGCAAAACAGGAGCTTTGTAAGCTGGACCAGCACCACGCGCCAATGAATTTAAGACAGCTTTTCTGTTTCTTTCTTTTTGAGCCAGTCTCTCAGGAGAATCTCCTACTTGAGGGTATAGAATTTTCGCGTCTGTTTCGAATTCAGTGGGGGAAATAACAGCCCCAGATTCTTGCCTTAATTTGGCTGTTGTGGCGTTACCCATAGCCTGAATGTAAGCTTTGTATTCGTCTGAATTAAGATAGTTGCCGAAAGTCCCACTAAGAGGCGTGACCGCCGCCAATCCTCTTTGAATAGGGTCGCTATAAGCTTTTATATAATTTTCATTTGTTAAATCTTTTTCAGCAAGAGAAAACCTGTCAGCGTATCCGGCCTGTTTTGCTTGGCTTTCATTCATCTCAAGTTTGCTTTTCGCGTAAGCCTCTCGTAGGGACTGCTGTAATTTCGGATTTCCAGCAGCAGCTTGCATTTGTGTGTTAAATTCTGCATCCCATTGATTAACATCGGATGAATTTTCACCACCTAAATCACCTAAATCAGATTCGCTAATAGTTGGGATAATACTATCATAGCCTTGGTTAATAGCGGGGTTACCCATCCCCGTAGGAGCAAAAGGAGGCAAAGTCCTGCCGCTATTTTGCGTTGGGAAGATATTTTCAAGTTCGCCACCAATATTTATTTTGTCTGAAATCCTTGGTTTTTGTAACATTTCACCAGTCACGGGATTGAACGAAACCCCGCCGCTTTTAGCATCCATAAGCCTTGCCGCAGCTTGCTCTTGCGGAGTCAATGGCTCTCCCATCGCGGCTTTCATAAAAGCAACTTCTCCCAACTTATCAACATCCAATTGTTGAGATTTGGCAATCTCGGCCTGTGCGAGTTGTTTCTTTAGCTCGAACTCTTGTTGCAACCGTTGGTAATCGCCAATGGAGTTAGTCCCGCCCCGAATCATTTGAGCCATGTTATCTAAAGGCATCTTAACCCTCCGTTAGCTGTACAAACCAGCCAGAATCTCAGAAATTGTTCTATTTCGCGTGTTAGCTTTGGCCAAAGAAGACGCGCCCTGAACGGCTCCTTGCCCCATGTAAATATCACCCAAAGCACCAGCACCTTGTAAGCCTTGACTCCCCAAACTCGCAAGCTGTTTGTTTTGTGCCAACCAGCGGTTATAAGCGTCACCGAATTCAGTAGCCGCTAATCCTTGCGCCCTATCTTGTGCCGCCTTAATAGCCGCTCCTGATTGCGTCATGCCTGTAGATGATAAAGACCTATCCAAAGCCTTCTGGGACTCACCAAGCCTGAACTGATAACCTGCGTCAGAAGACAAATCAGAAGGATTGAACCCCTGCGAAAGGTTTCCGCTCAAAGCCTTTTGCGCATTTAATCCAATTTGGTTATAAGGCTCTAATCCAAGAGCAGCCCTATCACCACCCATTAGGGCTTTCTTGGTCGCATCACTTATGGCCTTATTGGAATTGTAATCGCTATAAATTGACGCGATTGGAGATAGTAAAGATTTCATGTTTTGGATTCCTCCGCTTTCTTGCCCAGAAGGGAAAAAACTTCCCAAATCTGGAATTGTTCTAGTAACTGCCCCTGCAATACCTGTTCCCGCCGTTGGACCTTGTAATGCTGCGTTTCCGCTAGTTGTCGCCAGAGGAGTCCCCGCCGATGTTCCAAGTCCGCCGCCTTGAACGTAACCGAGGCCACCGCCAAGCGCAGCCCCTATAAGTGCGTCTTTCGGGTCTTTATTCACAATGCCGCCGGATGCCCCCGTAAGAGCGCCTGTAAAGGCAGACTGGCCAGCTTGTGAAGTAATTCCTAAACTAGACCCAAGAGAAGAACCGTAACCTCCTGTAAGCCCACCAAGGGCGGCCCCCTTCAAAGCCCCCCCAAGTTTGCCTGTAGAAAGGTATCCGCTTGCTGCCCCTGACAATGCCCCTTTAGCAGCAGCACCAGCGGCGAAGTTTAGACCGCTCGCAGCTTCCCCCGCTGCCACGCCTGAACCTAATCCAGCTGCGCCCGCTAGTCCGCCAAGGGCAATTCCGCCCATACCGGATAAGACCAGACCGCCAGAAAGACCTGCTATAGCCTTTCCTAGCTTAAATTCTTTAGACCTATCTATAGCTCTTTGGGCCTGCGCCATTTTTACAGCATCAGGACCAGAAACGTTCAATCCTTGATACTGAGATAAAAAAGTTCCATTGGGGTCTGAAGGTTTCGGGGCGTTTGTATTTCTAAGAAAATTTGCGAAACCCTGCCCAAATGTAGGGGATGAAGTATCAATTACACCCAATGGATTTCCATTAGCATCAGTTCCATAAGTTCGCGCAGCATATTTTGCTAATTGCTTATCATGTTCAGATTTTGGTAACGATACCCCGGGGACTCCCGTATCTGCTTGAGTTATGGAGATGTAAGGGTCAGCTATTTCGCTGGCATATTGATTTTTAATATTATTTTGATCTGCAATAATATTTGCATCTTGTTGCGCCTGCCATGCTTTCTCAGCCTCTGTAAAAGCGTTCCAATCGGTACCCCCGCCAAGCGTTTGATAATCTTCTGGCTTGCCTTGGAAAGCATATTTATTTTGCAATGCCAACAATCTATCTTGAAGAGAAACTGCCATTACCTAGCTACCCCTAGAGCTATAATAGTTACAGGAACCGCTACGGCGGACCAAGCGGGTACATAAATTCTGTTTGTTGTGGAAACAATATGGCCGACCCCGCCTCCTACCCCACCAGCTACGGCAAAGCATACCGAGTCAGATTCGAAAGTAAGAGGGAAGTTTTTGATATAAGTAGTTCCAGCTACCGCCGTGGTGCTAGTAGATGGGGTAATTGTTATCGAGGCGAAACAAAATTGGTTGTTTAATTTGTGGTAATGGCCCGTGATAGTTGGGTCTCCAACCGTGGTTAGATTTTCGAACTCAGGCGTGAAATTGCTCCCGAAGTCACCTTCGAAAAGCTGATTGAAAAACAGTATCCAAGGGAGTTTTGGCAAGCCGTTTTTTTCTGCCAAAATCTCGTTAATTGGAGGAGGATCAAAACTCATCGCAAATAAGAACCTATAATCGCCACTTTGACCGGATCAGTGATTTCTATTTCAAAGGTCATCTGCTCGGTTATCCCTAAGCGGCGAAACTCAATTTTTTGTTGATATTGCCCTACAGCTCCGATGGTTGCTGTGTAGGCATCCGACCAAGTACGCGCCCCATCTTTTGAGAGCCTAAGCGTAACAAGGGGGTTAGAACCCTGACCAGTTTGTAAGCCCACTCCGGCTTCAAACCCTATTTCTAGCGAATTATAACGTATTCTTTTACCGCTGTCACTCAAATGCGTATAAATTCTTTTGCGAGAAACCAAATTACCGTCATCAGTGTAAAAGTCTAGAGATTGCTCATAGATTTTACCATTGCGTCGGTCACCGACCAAATGCTTTCCAAAGGCGAAGGCGTGGCAGCAAGCTAAGTCTGTTTCATAATTTCCGTCACCATTTAAGTAAGCTCTCTCGTGCCATTCTTGGGTCAGCAAATCATAAACTAGCGTTGTCGCAAGACCGCCCCCGGTTAGAACATAGAACGTGTTTCCTTCTTCCTGATAAACGTAACTGCGCATATTATTAGGATCAGTCGCATGGCTAATTAAAATTTCAATAGGGGTTGTTGAAATGCGAACGGGGGTGAATCCCTGCGCCCGATAAACGATACCCTGACCCAATTTGTCACGGCCCACCCAAATAACAGAGTTATCAATTTCAACAGCGGTAAACGGCGAAAGAATGCCCGTTTGCATCTTGGCACCGGAAATACGACGGAACGGGAACAGCGAATCCCCCGTATTTGTCCAAACCTCTGTCGTCTCGCTCCCGAAAAGCCACATCTGACCGATAGCGTTTACGACAGACACCAAGTTATCAGGAGAGCTTTCCGCCGTGGCAAAGTCCAAAGCATCCCACGAGGAAAGACCGTCATTTATTCCAGAGATGTAAAATCTTCCTGTGTTATTTTCATTAACTACAAAATATCCATCAATGAAAGTCACAATTCCGACACTGGTCGGGAAAGAGGCGAGAGTTATTTTTTGAAAGTCATTTGTGGAATAAGTCAGAATATAAAGTTTAGAGCCGTCACAAATGGCTAATTGCGTGTTGTTTTCGGCCATCGTTACAATGCCATCTGAACTATCTAAGGAACCAAGTTCCGTTCCAGAGGCAGAAGAGTCAACCTCATACAATTTTGATCCAGACACAGCAAAAAATCTGCCATTGGCAGAAGTAAACTCTTGGCGTATTGGTCCTAGACCAATTTCGGCGAATAACCGCTTGCCCGCCGTTCCGTAAAGCGCAGAAACTTCCTTCCCGCCTTCGTCTTTAATCGGGAAAAGATTCACCGTCCTTTGCGCATTAAATGGCAAAGAACGCTGTTGGTAAGACCCTCCTACAAGCCCAATTCTCATGGCCAACCCGTATAAATATTGCCTTGTTGTTCAACTTTCGGCTCCCATTTCATAGGGCGAGACGCAATGATAGCCTTCTTAATCAAGGCGCGGCTATCATCTGCAATCATTTTGACTTCTTGCGTGGCTGGCTGCCCGTACTCCGAGAACATCTCAAGCGCAAGGTTATAAATCAGCATACGATTCCATCCAGCGGGCAAAGCAACACTCTGGTTAATCGTGAATTGAGAAAGCTGCTTTTCAGATAGAATGAAAAGTTGGTAGTTCGAATCTGGTACAGGATAAAGCTTCACGACACCCAAAGGGTAGTCATTTGAGAAATTCAAACCACATGGTATGCCGCTAGTGGACTTAACCGCAATGCTGTAATATTGCTCGTCTGAGAGCATTTCTAACGGATAGTCAACATTCCCAGAGCGTATAAAAGCGGAAATGATCTTAACAGGGCGAGCCGTATTAAAAGCCCCCCCTGTTCCGATTGTATAACTACCAGTGCCGCCGGATAATGTAAAATCTTCAGAGTATCTCGCATAAATAACCATGCTGTCATTAGATAAGCTCGACAATAAGTCATTAAGCATCTCCAACCCATCTTGCGCCTCATCGGCAGAAGGGTTTTCAGTTTTGGTTAGTACACCAACTTTTCTCATCGCGGATTTTATAATACCCAGAGCAGTTGTCATTTTTGAGCTTCCTCAATTAGTTTTTTGATAGTTTCGTAACTGCATCTGTGATGGTATTTAAGGCCAAGTTTATTGGCCTCCTCTTTCAGGGCTTCAATATCTGGAGAAATTTCCTCTCCCTCACAAGCCCATCCATC